AGGATCCGATGTACCAGGCTGTGAACGATGTGAACAAGGTGGCCCGGATGATCCAGAACGACCTGAACGCTCAGGCAGGCATCGGAATGAATGCGATCACACCGGAGGTCAATGAGGACCAGATTGACGGCATCATTACAGGCATCTGCAATGCGGAAACCTATGCCGGCAGTGAGGAACTCTTCATGGATCAGCTCGGGAACTTCCTGGAAGGCCATGTCGACGACTTTGTCCGGGAAAACGCAGACTTCCAGAGCAACGCCGGACTGACGGTCACGGTGCAGCGGATTTCGACCGGAAAGTGCTGCCCGTGGTGCTCGAACCTGGCAGGCTCATGGCTTTACGATCAGGTGAAAGACAGGGGAAACGACATCTGGAAGAGGCATAATAACTGCCACTGTCAGATCATTTACGATCCGAGAGGGTCGAAGCGGAGACAGTAAAAGCGCGGCAAACGTCGCGTTTTTATATTTGTTCCTGGAAAAGGAGGCCGGGAACATGAAGGAACTGGCATCAGAATGGAGGTAGTGAGATGGAGGTCCGAAAAGGCCGCCAGACTCCTACAACCAGCGTGGTGCTGCCGTATGACACCACACTTGGCCGGGAGGCCGTAGAGCTCTACGAGAAAACGGATAGGACCGCGATGGAGTGGCAGCGTTTGCTGATGGACGACATCATGGCCCAGAACTCTGACGGCCTGTGGACACACAGTAAATTCGGGTACGCGGTACCAAGACGGAACGGAAAAAACGAAATCGTCGGAATGCGTGAGCTCTGGGGGCTGAAGAACGGGGAAAACATCCTGCACACAGCCCACAGGACCACAACAAGCCGGAGTGCGTGGGAACGCCTGAAGGCACTGCTGGACGATGCGGAGATACCGCATAAAGATAGCGGTGCGCTGGGGCAGGAAACGATCCGGTGCAAGGAGACCGGCGGCGTGATCCACTTCCGGACGCGTACAAGCAAAGGCGGCCTCGGTGAAGGCTTCGACCTGATGATCATCGACGAAGCCCAGGAGTACACGGAGGACCAGGAAACGAGCCTGAAATACGTCGTTTCCGCCTCACTGAACCCGCAGACCATCTTCTGCGGGACACCGCCGACAACGGAGTCCAGCGGGACCGTGTTCATGAAAATGCGGGACACGATCCTGAAGGACGGGATGGAAGACTCAGGCTGGGCTGAATGGTCAGTGGACGAAATCCACAAACAGACGGACATAGACGCCTGGTACGAAAGCAACCCGAGCCTGGGCACCATCCTGTCCGAAAGGGCGGTCAAGGCGGAGATCGGCGGAAACGAGCTGGACTTCAACATCCAGCGGCTCGGCTACTGGATCCGCTACAACTTAAAGAGCGCGGTCAGCCGCGCGGAATGGGACGAACTGCAGTGCGCCGAGAAACCGGAGCTCCGCAGTTCGATTTTTGTCGGCGTCAAGTACTCGAAGACGGACACGGTGGCGGTTTCCATCGCGATCCGGACGGCTGACGGAAAGATCTTCGTGGAGGGCATCGACTGCCGGCCGTTCCGGGACGGGACGGACTGGATCGTCGCATTCCTCCGCCGGATCGAGTACGAGGCCGTCGTGATCGACGGCGCGAGCGGCCAGCACCTGCTGAAGGAGGCCATGCGGGACGCGAAACTGTACCGGGTCACGCTGCCGAAGGTCGTCGAGATCATCAAGGCCAACGCGAGCTTCGAGGAACGGCTGGCGGCAAAGGAACTGTGCCACATGGGACAGGAATCCATGGTCAACAGCGTCACGAACTGCGAAAAGCGGGCCATCGGGTCCAACGGCGGATTCGGCTACAAGACCATCAACGACGCCTACGACATCGCCCTGATGGATTCGATGATCCTGGCTCAATGGATCTGCGGACAGAAGACCAAGGCAACTGTCACACGGCAGAAAATCAGCTACTAACGCTATTCAGCGTCGGTAAATAAAGACCGATACCACCGGGTTAAGTGGGAGAAGGAGGCAATCATGGGAGAATTTGTGCCAATCAATTCACAGGAAGAACTGGACAAGGTGCTCGCATCCAGGCTGCAGCGGGAGCGGGACACGGTGACCAAGTCCTTCCAGACTCAGATCGAAGAACGTGACCAGAAGATCACGGGATTTGAGTCGACTATCGCAGATCTGAACAAACAGATCGAAACCCTGAACGGACAGACCGGCAGAGTGGCAGAACTGGAAGCGAAGGTCCGGGAGTACGAGACCGCCTCGGTAAAAACGAGAATTGCCCGGGAAACAGGACTTCCGGCTGAACTTGCAGATCGTCTTTCCGGCGCAGACGAAGCCGCGATGAGGGCGGACGCGGAGAACCTGGCGAAGCTGCTGAAAAGCCAGCAGGCGCCTGCACCGATCTACCGGCCCAGCGGCGAAGGAGCGAACGACGGGAAGGATTCCGCTCTGAGGGGACTGCTGAAGAAAGTCAGAAACGAAGAATAAAAAAATGGAGGTAAAAAGATTATGAGTCTTCCGAACACTGCGAATGCTATCGCCAAAGGATCCCTGTTCCCCCAGGAACTGGTACCCGAATTCCTGAACCTGGTCAAGGGCAAGAGCTCCCTGGCCGCTCTCTGCGGTGCTTCCCCCATCCCGTTCAACGGGCTGAAGGAATTCACCTTCTCCATGGACAACGAAGTGGATATCGTTGCTGAAGCTGGCGCGAAGTCTGCCGGCGGCGCTCAGGTCGGCTCTGTGACCATCGTTCCGATTAAAATCGAATATGGCGCCCGCGTTTCCGATGAGTTCATCTACGGCTCTGAGGAAGTCGCCCTGGACATCATGCGCGCCTTCGCTGACGGCTGGGCTGCCAAGGTTGCCCGCGGTCTGGACATCATGGCCATGCACGGTGTGAATCCGCGTACCGGCTCTGCTGCCACCGCTATCGGCACCAACTGCCTGGACAGCGCTGCGGCGACGACCGTCACCTACCTGGCCAACAGCTCCACTGTTGATCAGAACATCGAAGCTGCTGTCGATGGTGTGCAGGCTTACGATCATGACGTTACCGGCCTGATTGCCGGCGGTACTGCCCGTTCTGCCCTGGCCGCTCTGACCAACAACAACGGCAAGGTTTATCCGGAACTGGCCTGGGGCGGGCAGCCTGGACAGCTGAACGGCCTGAAGACCGAGTTCAACAGTACTGTTCAGTTCAACAGCTCTCTAGCCCGCGCTTACGTCGGCGACTTCGCCAACTTCTTCAAGTGGGGCATTGCGAAGGAACTGCCCATCGAGGTCATCGAGTACGGCAATCCGGACAACAACGCGACTGCCGGCGACCTGAAGGGTCACAACCAGGTTTACCTCCGCGGCGAAGCCTTCATCGGCTGGGGCATCCTGGACGGAAAAGCGTTCGCGAAGATCGCGGCTTCGTCTACCTGATGAGGAAATACCTGAACAGGCGCACGGGGGTCGAAATCGAGACCCCCTGCGTCCTGGAAGGTCCCGACTGGACCGAGATCACTTGCATTAAGGAAGAGCCGAAGGCAGAAGAAAAAGCACCGGAAAAAGCGGCGCCGAAAAAGAGGACCGCGAAGAAAGGGTGATGCCTGATGGCAAACTACGCGACCGTGCAGGATGTACAGGATCTCTGGCGTGAGCTCTCCGCCGCGGAACAGAGCCGCGCCGGGGACCTGATTCCTGTGATCTGTTCCAGTCTGCGGGCGGAAGCCAAGAAGGTCGGAAAGGACCTTGACGATCTTGTTTTTTCTGACCCGGATTTCGCGGAGGTTGCGAAGTCTGTGGTCGTGGACGTGGTAGCACGGACGCTGATGACCAGCACGAACCAGGAGCCGACAACGCAGTTCTCCCAGAGTGCTCTGGGGTACTCCGTTTCCGGCACATACCTGGTCCCGGGCGGCGGACTTTTCATCAAGCGCAGCGAGCTTGCCCGGCTGGGGCTCCGGCGGCAGCAGATTGGGGTGATTGACTTCTATGGCGAGCGTCCTGAAGGGAATCACTGTTAATCTGATCAGAAAGGTGCAAAACGGGACGGACGCATTCAACCGGCCGATTGAGCGGGAGGTCATTACTCCTGTCGACAACGTGCTGGTGGCGCCGCTGAGCGACGAAAGCGAAGAGATCCTGAGCGAGCTCAGCCTGAACGGCAAAAAGGTGAAATATCAGCTGGCAATCCCGAAGGGGGACACACACGACTGGACAGACGCG